TCACGTCCTCGATGTGTAAGGGTCGTTCTCGGTCGTGCGGAAGGTCACGGTCAGCGGAAACCGAAAACCGCTGGACTCCTCCGTCGTGACGTCGTCGATGTCGCCGATCTGCGTGTCGATGGCCAGCAAGTCCCAGTTGTGCCAGCTGGCCTGCGGTGTGCAGATCGCTTTGATGCAGTCGGCCGCGAACTGATTCCGCAGGGTGTCAATCTTCGTTAGCGTCGCCTCGGTTGGCATCAGCAGGCCCGCAATGGTGATCTCCATGTCGTAGGCCGTGGCAGGCGGATTGCCGGGCACGCTCAGTTCCTGATTCTTGCTCAGCGTTCCCTGGGTAACGACGATTTGCAGATGCTGAGGCCGGAACCCGCCAAACCGCGTCGGCCGCACGACTTCCGAGACGGTGACTTCGTAGCCTCCGGTCGTCGTAATGTTTGCCAGCCGCGCTCGCACCTTGGCGATAATTTGCTCGCTGATTGCCGTTGCCACTACGCACCCCCGCTGCCGCTGAGGGCCAACGTGATGACGCCAGAATCTTCCGCCAATTTGCGGACGACCGTGTACCGGGTCGCCGCTGAATCATCGACCCGGCGAAGAATCTCAACCGAATCGAGACCGCGATTAACTTCGTTGCTCAGAACGCCCTTGACGGCGTGCCGACGCACTCGCATCACGATCTCAATTTGCATTGGGTTCCCGGCCTGATCGAAAATAGCCGGAGGGTTGCGTTCGAGAATGGCGGCAACTGAGCGCGAACCCCCTCCGGCGAAAAAATAGACGACCGGCTCGCCAAATTCGGCGAGTAATCCGACGAAGCCGGAAGTCTGAAAATAGGTGTCGAACCGACTCGCCACGGTTGCCGTCTCCAATCACTAAGTGGTGATGTTGCTCAGCAAGTGACCGGCCTGAGGATACAGCACGACTTCGTCCACATCGTGGCGAACTCGGATGATGTTGCCTCGGACGATTTCGTCCCGGTAGCTTTCGACAGTGCCGCCAGGGCTGCTGCCGTCTTCCGACCAGTGGAACATCCGGCCGATGCAAGGCTCAGCCATGTCGGCCGAGGTTGCAACGCGGCAGACCATTGCGTACTCGTCCGACCAGATTTGCGATGCCGCAAAGGTCTGGCCTTCCTTGGCGCTGTTGCGGCTGGCACCAGCGACGAACACAAAGTCGAGACCGAAGACCTGAGCCAGCTGGTCGGCGGTGATGTCCGATTGCTTGGACGGGTCACCAGCACCACTTGATTCAATGGCGTCGATGACTTGGGCACAGCGACGCAGGTTGCGGAAGACCTTCTGGTTGATGATCAGGGCATTCGCCCAAAGACCAGAATTGTCCCAAACCCTCTTGACCGCTGCGTCGACGTTGGTGATCGGCACGGCGTTGGCAACGTCGTCCCATTCGTCGGTGATGCCGGTCGTCAGTGCCGCACCGTTCCAAGTCGTCGGGTTGAACACGGCGTCGGCAACTCGCTGCTCGGCATTTCGCAGAACGGCGGAAAATGCCCGCAGAGTGGAAATCTGCTCGGCGTCGAAGTAGTCGCGGTACATCTTCGCCTGTCGGTCGTCGACTGGCTCTTCTGCACCGTGTTCTTCGCAGGCGAAGCTGGCAGTGGTGAAGGTGAAGCTGCCGCGGCTGTAGCCGCTGCCGGGCGCTCGGTTGGTGGTCCGCTGCTGGAGCAACTGCTCCACAGGGATCACGCCGAAAACGCCAGCTTGGCTGGCAACTTCGACAACGGGAAAGACCTGCGAGGCGACGTAGCCGAGGCGGTCGCTTTCAAGGTCGAACTCCAAAAAGCTGGCCAAGTCTGGCCGCAGTGTGGTTAATGCACTGGTGGGTGATGGCATGAGAAAGCTCCTTTTTCAGTTTTGGTTATTAGGCGTCGACGACGTAGCTGAGCAGCACGTCGATGTTAGTGGACGTGGTCAGTGTGCCCGATGCGGTCAGAGTGATCGCGGTGTTGGCGTCGCAAGCGGTGAACGAGGCACCGTCAGCGAGGATGCTGGAGTTGGCCGTGACGCCAGCCAGAACGCGGGTGTTCTGGGTCAGTGCGCCGACCGTGTTGCTCACCAGCTGCACGGACGATGCAGACTGAGTGCCTGTGATGCGGATCGCAGTAGCACCGGCAGCATTGCCACCAATCGAAATCATCGTTGCATCAACGAGGCGGTAGCTGCGGCCGGGAATCGCTGGCAGCAGGGTTGCTCCGGCGTTCACGTTAGCCGTGGTCGTTCGCACTCGCAGGTGCTGTACGCCTCCGGTGTTGCCGTCAACCAAAACCTCGATGATGTCGTTGTCGGCCGTGGCGGCTTCCAGTGCGGTGCCGTAGCGAACCGAGCCGCTTGCACCGACCTTGCCGGATGCAGCCAGATACACCGGGTCGCCAACAGTGATCGCGCCGTTGGCCACGCACTTTCGGCTTCCCTGCGCACTGTTCAGCCGCACGCCGACCTGCTCGTTGGCAGCGGTCGATGGGTCTTCCATCGTGCCGATGCCGTAGTCGTTTGCACCTGCCAGCGCCAGAGTGTTGCTGGCGGTCAGGTACACTCGCAGGAACTGACCAATTGCAGCCCCAGCGGCAAAGCCCCGGACTGCTGCTTCTACGTATTGACTCATGTTTTCGCTCCTTGTGTTTGGTTACTTGTTGTTTGCTTCGGCGATGACTGCGTCACGCAGGGCAGCGTGTTCGCGTGCCGCCTTGCGGGCAGCGTCGGCCTTCTTCAGTCCCTGTGCCGTGTAGGTGGCAACGACGCCGTCCCACTGAGCCTTGGCAGTAAAGACCGGCTTCGAGGAGGTGACAGATGCCACCGGAGCCACGCCAGGACGAGCCTTGGCGGCTGGCATCACGACCATCTTTTCCTCTTCGTCGTATTCCTCTTCGACTTCGGTGACGGTCATCTCCTCAGCCTTAGCCTTGAGTGCGACCATCTCCTCCTCCATCGCGGCGATTTTGGCCTTGAGCTGTTCGTTCTCGGTGACCATCTCGCTGTAATACATCTCGGCGACTTGGTCTTCGGTCATCTCGGCAGCGACTGCCTTGACGATAAAGTCCGATGACGCCTTACCGAAGCGAGCCTGAATAAATTTCACGGTCGCGACGGGCTTGGGATTGCTGCTCATTTGGTATTGCTCCTTTTGGTCAGCAGTTTCGCCGCTCGAGTGGTCGCTGACATTCAGCGACGACTGCACCCGCTCCGGCATGTTTCCTGTGAATCTGGCAACGGCCACGCTCTTGCGGGCAGTCGGCAGAATTGAATCGACGAATCCGCTGGCCTGTGCCTCTCGGGCATCCAGCCAGGTCTCGGCACGCATGACGGCCTCGACCTCTTCGCGGCTCTTTCCTGTCTTGGTGGCGTAGGCTGTAACCATGCTGTCGCTGAGCTTGCCCAGAAGGTCGGCTTGCTTCTGCAGCTCTTCGCTGTCGCCTTCGGTCACCGTGTAGGGGTTGTGTAGCATCAGGTAGCCGTTCTCGGTGATCTCCACACGTCCGGCCGCCATTGCGATAAAGCTGGCGATGCTGAACGCACTGGACTCAACCACGGCCCGCACTGGCCCCGGCCATGCTGCGATGGCGTCGTGGATGCCGAGGCCGTCGAACACGCTGCCGCCTTCGCTGTCGATGCGGATGACCAGCTCCTGCGACGGATCGCAGTCGGCCAGCAGCGACTTAAAGGTTGCACTGGTGATGCCGGGATAGCCGATGGCTCCGTATAGCTTGATTTCATTCATCGGTTAGCTGCTCCTCTGGCGTGTCAATCGTGCCGTCGCTGGCGTCTTCGATGTAGACATCAATCTTGCTGGCCGGGACGCCGAGGCTGTCCAGCTCGAGGCGTGCCCGTCGTTCGCTGATTTGCCCGCCAGTCAGTTCCTTCAGGATGTCGTTGATTGCCTTGCGAGCGTTCTGCCAGTTCTTGCGGCCAACGCCGACCATCTCGGCGGTTGGTGCCTGCTCGGCAGCGGTCGCCTCGGCCTGTGCCTCAGCCTGCTGTGCCATCGCTTGGCTGTCCTGCATCGTCATCTGAATGCCAGCAGGCATTGGCAGGCTGATCAGTTCCCGCCAGTGGACCGGAGCGTTATCGTTAAACGTGGCGTTGATTTCTGCTGCCTTGCGTTTGGCCTGCGAGATGGCATAGCTCATGTCGGCCACAATCTCGTCGGCGATCTCTTCCCAGTCCCGGCCACCTTCGGCGTGCAATCGTCGTGGGCTGGTCAATGCGTTTTGAATCCGCAGGGCGTCACCTTGGGCATCGGCGACCGGGTCGATGTATTGCCAAGTCGGTGCGTTCCAGCGATGGCCAAAGATGTCGACGCCGTCTTGCCGGACTGCTGCCCGCAGCGTCCGGTCCTCGGCAATCCACTGGCGAACTTTCCATTCATAAACCGGTTGATGCAGGCGGTTGACCAGATTCTGCTGGTTGGCCTTGAATCCCTTGCGGGCTTCGTCCACCGCACCGCGCCAGCCGCTGAAGTTCGTCTCGCTGCCGTCCATCAGAACCAGGCACAGCGGCAGGCCGAGATTAACGCCGATGATTTGCAGCATCAGCTTGACGTGGTCGAAAAACTCAGCGTTGGGCACGTTCGGGGAAAAGCCCTGCAGTTCCTCGCCTTCGGCCCCGATGATTTCCATGCCGGGTCCGATGTTCTCGATATAGCGGTTGCCCGCTCCGGTCGATTCGGTTTGAGGCAGTCCGTAACCGTCAGTCGATGGCAGCGGCCCACCGCCAGCAATGGCGTTGCGTTTGCGGAAGATGGCAAAGCAGCTGACCACCTGCTGCTGTACCAACTTCGCGAAGTTAATGTCTTCAAACATCCCGGCGACCGAAAAGATGGGAGCCAGTGCCGTGACTCCTCGCGTCTGGTTCGTTCGCTTTGGGTTGTAGACATGGAACAGGACCCGGTTGCCCTCTTCGTCCCGCACGTCAATCGGGATGGCCGTTTCCTTGAGATTGGCGACAACGGCCGACAGTCCTTCGCGTTTGTCGGCGGTGTACCAATACTGAATGCGTTTTCCGTACTGGTCGCGGGTCACGCCGAGGAAGGTGTTCTCCTGCGGCGTGAGCGTCTGGATGCTGTGAGCTTCGATCATCTGCAGTTGGCCGCCAGCAGTGCCGAGAGCCACGATGTCGCCATCCAGCAGCATCGAACGCATCACATGCCGCTCGATGTCCTGGAACGTAAACTCGCCCGCCATGTCGCAGGCGTCGGCGTTGCTGCTCCAGTCCTGCCACCGCTGCCACAGCTCGAGGTCTAGCTGGCTGTCGCCGGTTCGCACGTCCAGCGTGAAACCGTCCTGCACGATGTTGGCCACTGCCCGGTCGATGGTCTGCCCGACGATGGCGTCATTGCGGTCCATGTCGCGGGCTTTTTCGATGTCTCGGTAGTAGAACTCTTCGCTGCGATAGTGGAAATCCGCACTGCCGCCGCGCGGAGCCAGCCCGGTTCGCTTGCGAATGAAACGGCTTTCCCGGCTCATGTCGTAATCGGCACGGATAGAGTCAAACTCCGTGGCGATGTTTTTTCGCTTGCGGGGAGAGGCGGTCATCAGTCGCGGAATCCTTGATTGACGCTGAGGA